TATAACTCAATAGATGAACGAGCGCGGTGGGGCAACGGCCAACTGGTCGCAGATATACCGTTTCCGATCATAGAGGATCTAAACCGACAAGGAATCCTGCGCGGATTTGCGGTGATGGATCAGAAAAGAATGAAAGCATGGCTGAACAACCCGGATAATCGGTTCTTCCGTACCCGACCCGGCAAAGTCTGAGGAGAAAAGATGGGCAAGAAAAAGGGGCATAAGGTCGCCATTTGTATTCCTACGCGTGGTGAAATGGAAGTTGGTACAGCGTTTGACCTAGCACTCATGTGCGGGTACGACTCAAGATTCAGAAAAGACGGTCAGCAAGCCTTATACACCGTTGCAGGAACCCTGATCTTCGATCAGCGGGAGAAGTTAGCAGAAACAGCCTTAAAAGAAGGCGCGGATTATATCCTTTGGGTAGATGCAGATATGCGGTTCCCAAAGAATACGATTCAACACTTAATTTCGTTGGACAAGGACATCGTTGGGGCCAACGCCACGACCCGTGTCCCGCCGATCCACGGCACAGCAAAGAACGCCTGGATCAATAAAGAAGAAAAGACGATCACCTGGCAGAAGATCTCCTCTAAAGACAAGAAAGGTCTTGAGCGGGTGACTGCGATTGGGTGCGGCGTGATGATGGTGAAGGCAGATGTCTTTAGAAACACGCCCCGTCCTTGGTTTTGGTTTGAGCAACTCCCCGGTGAAAAACTACTGGGTGAGGATGTGTATTTCTGCGTGAAAGCGCACGATGCAGGTTATGAAACATGGGTGGATCACGACTTTTCTAACGTGATCGGCCATGTCGGTTCCCACACATTTGGATGGCACGATGTAGCCAGTAAGGAAGAAGATGGCTCTGACGAGTTACTCTACACTAAAGACGGCAGTTGCGAACTATCTTGGGCGCAGCGACCTGACCAGCCAGATTCCTGATTTCATCACGCTGGCAGAACTCCGTCTATCGCGGGAGATTCGTACCCGCAAACTGCTGAAGTCTGTAACCACAACCACCACGGCTGGCGACTCTACCGTTGCCCTACCCTCAGACTTTCTGGAACTGCGGGACATTTACCTAGACGGCAACCCCCGTATTTCCCTGCAATACCTCTCCCCGTCTACGTTTACCCGCAACGCCCAGGCCACGGTGTCTGGCAAGCCCGCTGTTTACACGACGCTTGCACAGGAGTTCGAGTTTGCGCCGATTCCTGACAAAGCCTACACGGTGGAGTTGCTGTATTACTTCAAGCCCGTTGCGATGTCCGATAGCGTGGCGTCCAACGAGTTCTTGGCTAACTATCCCGATGCGCTGTTGTACGCGTCCCTAGCAGAAGCCGAGCCGTACCTGATGAACGATGCACGAATCCAGGTCTGGTCGAGTATGTATGACCGCGCCATTGCCAACATCAGCGTGTCGGATGAGGACTCAGAGTTCTCTGCCGTTCCCCTTCAAATGTCTGTTACTACGAGGTAATCATGTCTGAAATGTCGAATTATCTGGAGAACGGTCTGCTGAACGCAGTTCTCCGCAACACGTCTTACACCTCCCCCACCACCGTCTACGTTGGTCTTTACACCTCCAACCCGGGCGAGGGCAACACAGGAACCGAGGTGTCGGGTAACTCTTACGCCCGCAAGTCTGCGACCTTTGGTGCGCCGTCTGACGGGGTTTGCACAAACTCTGCCTCTGTGGAGTTTGACCAGGCAACAGGCTCGTGGGGAACGATCTCCCATGTAGGACTCTTGGACGCCATTACCTCTGGCAACCTCTTGTTTTACACGGACATCACGACCTCCAAGACCATTGAGACCGGAGACATCTTCAAGATCGCCGCTGGTTCGCTGAGTGTCACCCTTGCCTAATGCTCACCTTAGAGCAGTTAGATCAACTCGGCACGCTGGACTCGATGCCGCAGTACCCGTTGGACTCCACATGGTATGTGGACAAGGTGTGCGGTCCGTGGACGCTCGATGATTTAGATTACTTTGGAAACCTAGACACCATCCAGTTTGCGATGGATAGCGAGATCTGGGGGACCGCCTGTATTTACTTTGATTCTCCCGCCGCGATGACGGCAAGCGCGACTGTAACGGCAGGCGCTACACGCCAACGGACGGGCGAGGCGCTTATTTCCGCTACCGGCACGATGACCGGAGAAGGAATTGCAGTTAAGACCGGAGAGGCAAGTATTACCGCCACGGGTTCTGCAAGCGCTACCGCCACCCGTGAACGCTTTGGTAGCGGGGCAATATCTGCCTCTGCCACGATGACGGGCGAGGGTTTTGCAATACGCACCGCAGAGGGCTTAATTTCGGCCTCTGGAGCGTTTTCTGCCACCGCCTTTAGGATCACCCAGGGCGAAGCACTTATCGCCTCTAGCGGCTCATTATCGGCCTCTGCAAACAGGGTCCGCACCGCAGAGGGGCTTATCTCTACATCTGGAACGATGTCGGGCGAGGCCATCCGTGTTCGCACAGGATCGGGAAGCATCTCCGCTACGGGAAGTATGTCGGCCACGGGCGGGTTTGACGCCTCTGGTGAGGCACACATCACCGCAACCGGATCTATGTCGGTTACGGGCAACGCAACATTTTCCGCATCTGCACAAATCTCTGCCTCCGCGACCGTGGTGGCAAGCGGGGTGCGGTTGGGTGATAACTGGGGTCCGGTGACCCCGGGATCAGAGACTTGGACGCCGACCTCTATTGGGTCGGAAACCTGGACAAATGTCTCGGGCAGCGCAAACACATGGACGGACGTTCCTGTCACCTCGGACACTTGGACAACTAATTCTGCTGGAAACAACACATGGCTCGGATAGATTTTGGTGAATGGTTGCCTGACCAGCCCGGACTGACGGGAGTGGTCAAAGAGGCGCTCAATGTCGTCCCGCAAGCCGTGGGATACGGCCCCCTGCGAACCCCCGTGGATTACTCTCAGTCTGCCTCGGAAAACATCAACAACGTGGTGGCGGGCAGAAACCCCGCTTCGGGAAATACCGAAGTATTTGCTGGCGGGGCTACCAAGTTGTTTAAGTTGGACTCAAACGACCTGTCCTTGGATGACGTATCTAAGGCTGGTGGGTACTCAACCCCAAGCGAGCAGAAGTGGCGCTTTACGCAGTTCGGCAACGTCCTGATCGGCGCAAACGCACAGGCCAAGTTGCAATACTGGACGCTCGGAACCTCGACCGCGTGGGCTGATCTGGCCGCAGACGCTCCCACGGCACGTTATCTGACCGTTGTCCGTGATTTTGTGGTCACGGGATACACCTCGGGAACCGACCCCCAGAAGGTGCAATGGTCGGGGATTAACGATGAAACCCAATGGACCGCCAGTTCGACCAACCAGTCGGACTACCAAGTCATTCCTGACGGTGGATCTGTGCAGGGTTTAACGGGTGGTGAGTTTGGACTCGTGCTGATGGAGCGTTCCATATACCGTATGTCCTACGTTGGAACCCCTGCAATTTTCCAGTTTGACAACATCTCCCGAAACCTTGGGTGCTTTGAGGCCAACTCCATCGTTCAGTATCAGGGGATTACCTACTTCCTGTCTGATGACGGGTTTTACGCCTGTAATGGCACGCAGGTCATCGGAATCGGCGCGGAGAAGATTGATCGGTTCTTCTTCTCGGACTTGGATGAAGCCTACTCTTACAAGATGTCGGCAACTGTCGATCCAATCAAGAACCTAGTGGTGTGGGCCTACCCATCCTCGGGTTCCAACGGTCAGGTGGACAGCCTGATGATCTATAACTTTGAAACAAAGAAGTGGTCTCACGCAGATGTCACCGTGTCCTTTGTGGCGCAGTCTGCTACCCCAGCCTACACGCTGGAAGCATTGGACGCCTTCGGGACGGTGGACACGATCACCACGAGTTTTGACTCCCGTATCTGGACGGGTGGTAAGTCACAGTTCGTGGGTGGGAACAACGCAAAGATCGTGACCTTCTCAGGCTCTAGCCTTACCGGAACCATCCAGACGGGAGACATTGAGGCTCCGGGTCAAACCAGCACAATCAACATGACGCGTCCTCTTGTAGACGGCGGTGCGGGTCAGGTGGCCGTGGCAACAAGAAATCGCCTTGTAGACGCTATAAGTTTCGGTAGTTATACTTCTGCGGACAGCGAAGGTCGTGCCGCACTTAGAACTACGGGA